CCGCCACCACCACCACCGCCGCCATATCCAACGACTGCTCCTGATATTGACGAGGTTATACCTGCGCCGCCATTGCCTGACTTGCTTGAAATAGCGGTTTCGCCAACTCCACCCGCGCCGCCGCCACCGCCCGCTGTTTCCCCGCCTCCGTGAGCACCGCCGCTTCGGCCAAGGGTGCCTGTCCCCGGAGAAAAACTAGTATTGCCGCCGCCGCCCGTTGCGGCAGACCCCGCCGCCGCCGCCGTACCGTTTGCGCCGCCGCCGCCGCCAGCCGCCGAAAATCCTAATGCCGTTGATGTTCCGCCTGTGGCGGCAGGCGTTGAAGGGCTTGCACGCGTGCCTGCTGCGCCGCCGCCGCCAACAACAACTTGGTAGGAACTAATAGCAATTGGCACTAATCCCGCTAAAACATCGCCGCCACCGCCGCCGCCGCCTTGCACAAATGAATCAGTTCCACCACCGCCGCCGCCGCCGACAATGAGAAATGAAACTTGCGGAGCAGGGTTTTGCGTCATTCCCTGCCCGACCAAGCCGCGCAACAATTGTGGCACCAAACCCGATAGCCGCCGAGTTGTGGTGGCGACTAGGCCGCGCGTCATTAGTAATTCGAGCCTTCAACGTTGACCACGATGCCGCCAGCCAGGGCGACCGTCATGGAGGCGTAGAGCTTTTCATTGGCCCGCAAAATCAGCGGGGCCGCCTCGGAGTAGCCAAAATCAGTAGTTGGGCAGACAGTGGTTGTGTCGATGGTTTGTGCGGCCTGCAAACGTCGTTGGATCAAGCGGCGAACCGTTCCAGAGCCGTCATTGTCCCTGAAAATATCAATCAAGGTTGCCGTGCAGGTCGCGCGCGGGACGCAGGTCATGCGAGTGACCCGCGCACCATCAGGACCGGCAGCAAAGATCTGGACCGTGTTGGTTGGAGTGTCGCCATAGGTCGTGTTAGCCGCAGTCACGACGCCCGTGCTGACGTTGATCGTTTGAGGCGTGACGATTGAATTAGGAGTTACAGCCATATCAGTTCTTCCTTAGAGTGCGACAGCAAAGGCGATTGCTTGAGCGCGGAGAGTATTTGCGCGGGCGGTTTGGTCCGCCACATAATCGAACCAAAGCGCGTTAGTGCCGTTTGTCGACAAAACGCGCCCAGAGTTGCCAGTTTGCCCCGGCAATATCCCTGCATTAGCGGTAAAAGCCGTGGCGTCAGTGTATGCGTTCGCAGCCGCCAAAGTCACCAGATCAGTGCCGCCACCGAACGCGTTTGCACCGTCGCAGATCACAAGCGTGATTGCGCCAGGCGGAACCGTGACTTGTGATCCGCCGACATGGCCCACAGTCACATTCCCAGATGAGCCATTGCGGACGATGTAGAGCTTTTCGACCGATGGAACCGTGACACTGCCGCCTGTTCCGCCCGTGATAAAGATAATCCGCCGGCGCGCCTCATCGTCAACATAGTTTGCACTGGTCAGCGTCTTGGCGCCCGACAGGCTGAACGACACAAGGCCGTCTAGGGCCGCGTCGATCAGGTCTAGAGCGCCTGTGTTGAGGTTAGCACCCCAAGTGTTCAGGTTCTCGCCTGTGCCCTGCTTGTTGAGCCTGTTGCGGGTTGTAGGGGTTGAAGGCATTACAAAATCGCTCCCGTGTCAGTTCGCAGCCAGTTCGTACCATTCGACACCGCAAGACGATCAATCGACTTCACAAACACCACACCGCGACGCCATTTCGAGGCAGACGGCAAAGCCGCAGCATTGGCATATTCTGGAACAAGGACAGGCGCTCTAAGTGCGGCCCGTGAAGCCTCAATTTCGCGCATTACGTCTTCGAAGTTGCGGATCATGGTGGGTAAAGCCCCGACGAGCCACGCGGCACAATCGGACCTGCGCCCATCGCGTCGTTGCGGTCTTGGCTGTTAATTTCCTCAATTTCGCGCGCCATGAGGTTCTCATAAGAAGCCATCATTTCGCCATCTTGTAACTTGCGCGCCACTTCGCAGATGGTGCCGTAAAGATAGGCCATCGGATAGCGGGTTAAAAGCGCGTTCGTGGTCGCCGTATCGCTCAAAATGGCAGGCGTGCCGACATATTGGAGCGTCATCGACTGGGACACGCTTGGAATAGGGGCGAAGGCAAAGAACGCGCCCTCGATTGACACAAAAGCAGGCGTCCCTGCTTCAAGTTCAAATGCCAGCCGTTGCCGCTCAGTCGGGGTAACAGACTGGAGAACATAATCACCGATCTTGGCAGCCACAATCGAACGAAAGCCCGTTGGAACGGCTACACGCTCGGTTGCCACGGTTACAGATGCCGTTTGCACCCACAAGAGCGAGCGTACCTCACGGCAGAGGCGCACATGGGCCGCTTGCACGAACACTTCCAGATCGAGGTCGGAACGCGTGACATAGTAAGCCACGGCTGCAACCAAGGTTGCGTAGTTTGTGATCGGTGCAAGCGCCATGATTTAGACTCGCCCTGGAGCTGTGCGGAGAAACTGATACTCGTTCGAGTTTAGAAGCTGGCGAACCTTGCGCTTTTGCTCAGGATCGCTGCTGTAAAAATCGACGCCCAGCTCTTCTTTCCACTTGAGAATGACAATCGCCGGAATACTAGCCACACGCCGAAGCTCACGCGACTTCGAATATCCGTCGTTATGGGTAAACATCGCCTTGTTTTGCTCAAGGTGGTCGGTCACATCAGCCGAAGACAGGATTTCAGTCGTCTTGCCATCGTCTCGGATGAAAGAGGCAATTCCGTCCTCTGTCCCCATTGGCAGCCAGTTCAAATCCGACATTAGTCAGAAACCACCCAGCCGCAATCTTCGTATTGAGCAGCCAATTCTAGCGGCAGCATGATTTTGGCTTTGTTTGGGTAATAGCGGTTAAGCTCATACCCGTCGCCAACTTCACCCGTGGCAATCCGATCAGCGCCGGACTTGGTGACCATCACCGAAACCATGCCGGTTTCAACTGGCTTTGCCGCTTCTGTTTCTTTGGTCATATTGATGTCCCAAAAGGCTAGAAAAGAAGCGGGGCAGCGATTAACCGCCCCGCCTATGTCATTATGACAGTGCGTGAATGACCGCGTGAGCGCGTTCGTTGGTGACTTTGAGGGTACCTTCACCCGTCATCAAGAACTTCTCAGAGTCGCCAGTTTTGGCCAACTCGGTGTTTTTCACACCATCGAACCAAGCCCACTCAACGTAGTCAGGATCGACCAGAACCGCAGCGTTTGCCGCAGAGAAGGCGTAGGCGTGCGGCACGAACACGATGTCACCGAAGTCCGACGCATAGACGTCAGCACCGCCGATGATGCGGGTAGTAGCCGCAGTGTCGCCCGATTCCTTACGCTGGGCAGAAATACCCGTGAAGGTCGAGGCGATTTGCTTGGAGTTTGGCGACATGTAGCAAATCAGCTTGGTCGCATCGCCAGCCGCAGTGAAGCGGGTCTGGGCAACACCCTTCAGCAAGGCTTCGGTGAAGGTCCGAGCCGTGCCAGGGTTTGGAGCGTCAACGATAGACGTGCCAGCATTGAAGCCGCCGTTAACACCAGTCGCACCCAAGCTGGAGCTGGTGGTGATCCAAGAGCGGATACCAGCCGATAGGCGAGGGTTTGCACCGGCTTCCAAGCGAGAAGCCGAAATTGACAACATCGACAATTCAATGTCGCGCTTCAATTCAACCATTTTGACCGCTTTTTGGCGGGCAAGTTCGCTTGAGCGACCAGCATGCTGTGCAACTTCGGTCGAACGGGCAACACCGCCAGTTTTCGCGAAGATTTGGCAGATGTTGGACACGCGAGCGGTTACGTTCGCCGCACCCAAGGTGCCAACGTCATCGCCTTCAAGCATGGCGTTAACCGCAGGAGCAGCAAGCTGTTCGACTTGCCATTCGGTGCGCAGGTTAGTCGCCTTGCCCTTTTTGACTGTGGAGAAAAATGGCGTTTTTTCAGGCTGGACGCGAGAAATAACGTCGGAGAGGTCTTCCCGGCGACCGATAGAGGTCAACTGGGTTACTGTGTTGGTAGGTGCGGGCATTGTCCCGATTCCTTCTTTACATGAACAACTCAGCAGCCTCATCAAGGCTCAGGGAGCGCTTGGTTTTAAGCTGCTGTAGTCGTTGGGTTTCAGCGGATACCCGTGGCGCGGTCGCAGATGGCTTTACCGCCTTCTGGCCCGTGACAACTGGGCTTGATGATTGTTTTGGTTTGAAGCCTTGGGCCTTCAATTGGTCATACAACATCGCCTTGTGGGCGATTATGAGCTCAGACGCCGAAATGTCTGGCAATACCTCGGCAGGTAGCCCGGCATTGATCAGATATTGCGCGACGCGGCCCTTCTCTTCTGCGTTTGCAGCGAGTTCAGGTGCCAATGCTGACAGCTTTTCGGCTTCGGCTTCCAGCGTTGCCTGTCGACTAACTTGCTCGGCTTTCTGTTTTGCCAGATGGAGCTGTTGCAAGTCATGCTGGTCCGCTTCGAATTCCGCTTTTAGCTGGACATATTGCGCGGGGTCGGCTTGGCTCAGTTGATACCAGTCGATGTTCGCCCAACGATCCGAAAACACTTGGGAAGACGTGTCAAGGACGTTATCAAGTTGCGAAACCAGTTCGCTGACTTGTGCTCGTTCTTGGCTTGCCGCCTTGCGTTCGTTCGCTGCTTCTCCAATCGCCTTGCTGGTAGCCGCATCGCGTTGTTGCTCCCGTAGCCGCACATATTCCTGTGTAGCTGGTGGCAACTGGTCCCAATGCTCCTTAGCGTCAGCGCTCCAGAATGGCGGGGGGGCGATGTCCGATTTCGGTTCGCCCTGTTCCTCGCTATCATCATCGGCTTTACTGTCCGTTTCCGGTGTGTCGCCGTCACTTGGGGTCTGGTCCCCGTTGTCTTCGATTGCCTCAGCAGCAGGTTCAGCCTGCGCTTCTGGCGTGTTTTGCTCTTCCGGCTCAGGCCCCATCAAGAGTTCAGATGCGGCTTCAAGGCTTAGTGGTGTATCAGACATGTGAGGTGCTTCCTTTTTGGCTGGCCTCGATTGATAAAATTGGTCCCTTAGTCGTTCATGCCGTTTTGACGATTCTCTGCCCTGATGATTTCAAGGCTGTTGATCGGCCCTTGAATGCGGCGCCTCAACTCGCGCAATGCGTTCAGTTCTGCCCATGCAGCCAATCGCCCCGCGTCGTCGTCGATTGCGGTCATTTCAAATTGCAGGATCGCAGCGGCGCGAGCGGCTTCAAACGTCGCCTCGGTCATGTCCAAAACTTGCTTGGCCTGTGCGGCCTGTTGTTCCAGTGTCATGCGCTAAGATCGCCCCCAGGACGGTTTACGGGGATATTGATCGGTGTCTGCGTCATAAGGCCCGCCTCAATCCGCATACGTGTCTCTTCGCGGCGTAAATTGGCTTCCATCGCCATTTTCTCGCGCGCCAAGGTCATTTCATTCTGCGACTTTTCGCGGGCTAGCTGAGCCTTAATCTGTGCGTCTTCCCGCATGATTTGGATCTTCGCCGCCGCCTCTTGACGCTTCATTTCCAACTCAGCACTAGCCGCCGCAACAGCAGGGTCTTGCTCACCCTCACCAATAGGCGCTGGAGGAGCTTTGGCGGGGTCAGGGAACAGGCTTTCGACGTTCTTGACGCCAAAGGTCCGAACCAACCGATTGACCGCCGCATGGATGCTTGAGGGCGTCACCATCGTCCCGCCGAAGCCGTTTTGGGCAAGGCGCTCTTGAATTTGCAAAATCTCGCGCGAGTAGGCCATGTCTTCGACACGACCACCCGAACCAACGCCAACGTCGACCGTCACGTCACCACGAGCACGCCACTTTGCCGGAACAATGTCATCCCGCCATGTTGACGACAGCTTTTTAACCACTGGCTCTTTGATGACCTCACGACATGCCGCATGGACGAGCCGGAACATTGGGGCGATCATGGTTTCAGCCAGATTGCGAGCCATTAGGCGCGTGCGCTTCTGGCTTGCCGCGTTTAGAACCTCTTGCCCGCCCATCGTATCGTGAAGCGCGTCAGAATTAAGCCCGTTAGCCGCGCGAATGATGCCCGTGCGGTTTTCGATCATGGCAGCCAGGATCTCATAAGCCCCGAACACGTCAAAGCTCACACCCTGAGAAGGCGGATAGCTCACACCGTCCTGCGTCTTAACGCGAATTGGTGCACCTGGAGCGTTGTAAAGCACGTCATTCAGCGTGTGTTCGTTCTGACCTTGGTCAGACACCACTGGACGCTGATTAAGCGCGAAATACCCGCTATCTAGCCCCATTCGCAGCAAGGTCGAACGAACCCGCTGGACGTCCATTGTCATGTCGGGGATCGAATTACCCATAACACGGTGAGGCATTGGATAAGGTGTGCCAACCGCGAAGGGAATATCTGTGACCGTGCTTTGGTCAAGCAATATCGTCGCGTCTGCATTGGTAACGACACGCTGAATAACGACCGTCCCGTCATCGCCCACAATGCGAATATAATGCTCTAGAACCACCACAATTCGGTGATTGCCTATCCCGCCTTGATGTGTCTCATGGCTTTGTGATGCTGCGACGTCGCGCACCTTGTCCATAATGTCATTGATCGCGCCGCTTGCATCAAGTTGCGCCACGAGATCCGCGTCATAGCCGCGCGCCAGAAGCTCAAACGCCCGCACACGTTCGCGTGCAACAACGTAGGTAGCTTCTGCGATGTTCTCAGCGTCGCGGCTATATCCGAAGTCCTCTGGCGGCCATGAGGCTACGCAAACCTTGCCCTTGCCGGAAACCTTCACAGCCTTGAACGTCTCCAGCCCGTCAGCCTGGGCATAATCTTCAATCGTGACGCCTTGGGCTTCCAGCATCGCAGCCGAACCCATAGGAACGCCCGCTTGGTCTTCCTCTTGGCGTGTCTCGTAGCGCTCCGACCAAACCTTAATCACACCAAGGCGGATCGACAGCGCGTCGCGTGTGGCGTCTTGAATTGCCTTGAAACCTGCGTTGTCATCAAACACGACCGAGCGCACAAACTCGGTTTCAATCGCGGCTTGCTCCTCGTCGTCAGCCCCTGTTGCCGGAAACTCAACCACGCCGTCATTGGCCAGCACTTCGATCAGATCAGGCAGCACGGTTTCAATCGCGTCGCGCACGTCCGTGGTGACAGCGTTCGACCGATTAGGCGCAGGTGGTAAATCCACCATCACGCCCTGCACGTATTCCATCGCCTTGCCGCGAGCAGCATTCAGGTCGCTATCAGCGTCCAGCCCAATGCAGCGCGACAGCTCATCCTGAATTAGCGTCAGAATGGTCGATTCGTCGGGCGTCTTGTCCATTTCAGGCCCCCGCATAATTGGGAACAATGAGGCGCGAGCTAGATTTCATTTTCGGTTCCTCATAAGCCACACACCCAAGCCCGAAAGCGTCAGCCCCGTGTGAGGCCCAATCGTGCATTGGACCCAAGCCAATCATCCGTTTTTCGTCGCGCTTCTCGTGATAGGCAGCCAGAGCGCGCCGACCGTCCGAAGTCTTTTCAACATCAAACCACATGCGCGGGAAAAGCCGCCTTGCAGCCTCGATCCGCTTCATGGACGCGCCCTTGCCTTGGTTGGGCATGGTCTCAACCTGAAAGCCTGCCGCCGTTAGATGGTCTTCAAACCTTGTCGCCGTCACCGCATCGCGTTGCGCGCCATCGTGAGGCAGAATACACTTGGCATTCTCCCAGCCACGCCGCCGCATTTGGTCGACATAATAGCCTAGCGGCTGGCCTGCGCCCTCGATGTAATCCAGCCACTTAATTGTTTGGCCTTGCCACTGCGCGATCCAAATAGCTGTGCTATCAGAGACGCCCAAATCCCAGAACGCCCGCACTTGCAGGATCGGGTCAGTTGCCAGCGTCGATATTCGGCCCTCAGTCTGCGCCGCATGTAGTTGTTCTGCGAAGTAGGCACCCTCGACCGCAGCATCAAAGTCTGTCTCCATTTCGCGCCGGTATTCGTTGGCGCTTAATTCAACCTTCATTGCCGCCAGCTCAGACGCCGGAATGATGCCAGTCTCAGAAGCCCGAAGCCTCAGCGAATACCATTCAGGATCGGCCTCAGCGCGTTCGTAAAGGTCTGCAAACGTGTTGCGACCCTTAGGCGTACCAATGAACACCGCCCAGCCTTGCCGATCAGCCAGAGCCGCCCGAATGACCTCAGACCATGCGCGCGGGTCCATGTCGGCATACTCATCCAACACCACTCCATCGAGGTAGATACCCCGCAGCCTGTCATAATTGTCAGCGCCATAAAGGCGAATGCGCGACCCGTTTGGCAGGTCAACACGCAATTCTGTCTCGTTAATGGCAACACCAGGAATGGGCGCAACTGCCCGCTTGAGATACACCCAAGCCACGTCCTTAGCCTGCGCATAGTATGGCGCGACATAAGCGAAGCGCCCGTCCTTGATCTTAATCCGCAGCGCCGCGTCTACTAGGTCATGAACCGCCGCAACCGTCTTCCCTGCCCGTCTATGAGCCACCACGACCCCAAAGCGCTGCGAGCGTCGGTGAAATGGCCTGAACTGTTCGCGAGCCCTGTAGCCGAGATCAATCGTCTTGACGGTCGACACCAGTTACCACGGTAAATTGCATAGGCCCGCCGTCGGTGCCCTGATGCTCTTGGGTTATCTTGTCGCCAAGGCGTTTGTTCATAAGCCGAGCCAGCAGCCACTTGCGAGAATCAATCTGCAAACGCGCTTTCGCAATGGCGTTTGTATCCTCTGAAACGTTGTCAACAATCGCCAGAATAGCTGCTTCGTGGAAGTCTAAGAGCGTTTCCCTAGCGCGCGCGTATTTGGCAGAAACGTTCTCGTCTACCTTGTCGATCCAGCTTCTAATCGAGGCGCGAGGAATACCCTCAGCAGCGCAAGAAGCCTCAAAACTCTCGCCCGCCTCCATCCTATCAGAAACGGCAATCATCAGGCGTTCGCGCTCTTCCTGCGAGTAAGCCATGACACCAAACCAATTCAGGAGTTAAAACGCAAAACGCCCCGAACCGTAAGGATCAGGGCGCAGTTGTGGAGCTGTATTTGCGCAGTTAAATCGATTTGCGCGGTTGGTCAAGCGCAATTTTAACCAACAACCACTAAATCTTTCGCCACCGCAATCCCGCCCTTGAACCTCGCCAGCAACACCTGATGGTCGGGACACAAATCGCGCTGACAGGCAGAAGCCAGAATAACCTCATAGGCCCCTCCGCCCTTTAGAGCGTCACACAGGCCCTTCCACGTGGAAATGACCCTCACATCCCACTCGCTCTCAAAATCGCCCCTGTGCCCCGCTATACGCGGTTCTAGGGCACTTCCAGTCATGCGAGGCAATCCCAAAGCTCTTGAAGCGGAAATGTAGAGCGCTTCAATCGCATCAGCCACCTTCCGCTCCTGGTCATTGATCAGCCCCATGCGTTGCAACCGGCTGACAGGATCATCGATACCGCCCAGCCCGTCACCAAGGCCCCGTCGAACTTGCTCAGGGATTGGCACCAGCTTGTTTGGCTTAGCGCGCGACAATTGGCCTGATGGTGTGCGAGGGGCGGAAAGAGCGGGACGTCCACGCTTCTTGCGTTTCTTTTCTGCAACTGATGTCATGTTTCGCGGTCCTTGGTTGGCCCGTCGAAGGTTTGCCCGTCGACGTGGCTAGTGGGATTTGCGGATTTGGTCAAGCTGCATCGTCCATTTCATAGGATCGTCGTGGCAGGCTTCCATCGGCTACAGCGGCGGCGACAATTGCCCTTGCCTCTTGCTCGGTCATGCCAACCTTGTCCTCTGGGAATGAATAGGTCTTGTCGTGGAACATGAAGTCCAAGAAGCGCCTCAGATATTGCGGCGACCGCTTGTCAGGCTGCGACGATTGCTGCTCTAGCCAGGTGTCGGCTTTCTGGTTTAGCCAGACCTG